CATCTATTACATGCTTGACTTCAAAGGTCTTGATCCTGCATTCATCCGTGAATACTGCGATGATAATCTGAAGAACAAGACGCACATTGACAAGATCGTTGAGATCGCTGCACTGTTCGAGCAGTTCAACTTCGATATGCTGAAAGCATTGGTGGAAGAGATGAATCGCTACGATGAGTCTCCGCAAGATGCACTGAAGATGCTGAACGCCAAACCTGAGTTCAACAACAACGGTAACTTCGACGTTCAACTGGTCATCAATGGAGAGCCTGTCAAAGAAAATGGTGTGCGCACTTCTTGGACTGGTAACCCACTGAGCGGTCAGGTGTACTTTGAGTGGTACTCTTCCACCGACTACATGCTGCCTGAAGTCGAGAGTGATGAAGACAGCCCAACTCTCGCTCGCTCTGCTGATGACGATGGCGAGTTCTGGAATGAGATTGCTTTCAATCCCAACAACATCGTGAAGGTTGATGCTCACGCTGGCAAGTTTACTTACCAGAACGGTGCTTGCTTCTGTATCTTGACTCGCAAGAAAGAAAGCAACTACAACTACTTGGCATTCTGATGGCTACACGAGACGGATACTACTTTATTGACATTACGTGGAAATCTGGCTTCAATCATATCGTGCCCTGCCGTGGGTACAATTTGAAGTCAGAGATCGCGTTCAATCAGAACATATTTTGGATCGAGAAGTTCCACTACTACGAAGTCACTAAAGAACAATACGAGGAGAAACTATGGGGTACATCCTTAGCTGCGGACACCGAGAAGACGACGAAGAAAAGCACTACTCGATCACCACGAAAGAGTGGGTCGTCGACGAAAGCGGATGGAACAAAGCCCTCTCGTACAAAACGGTCTGCCAGCCCTGCTACAAAAAGTACGAAAAAGAAGGAAACCTCTGCTACTCCGACGAAGAAGCGTTCGAGTGGCTCCACAACGACAAGGAAAACTAAAGATGAGTCTATACCTAAGCCCAAGCGAACGACTAAAACAAGATCGGTTGCTGAAGAAAGCAAAGAAACAGTCAAGAAAGTCACTCGAGCGAAAAGGAATCCCGCGAAAGATGGCGAGCAAGATGGTGAACGCAGCACTACGAAGAATCGTAGAAAACCCAAACCTACTCCCTGAAGACACCGTTGCCGTGGAGGAGACTAATGCTTGAGTGCCTAATCATAGGAGATTCCATTGCCGTGGGCACGCACATGTTCCGTAAAGAGTGTGCTGCTTATGCGCAAGGTGGAATCACATCACATGGATGGGACAAGAAGTTTGGTTCCAACAAACTCGAGGCTACTACTGTTATCATTAGCCTAAGTACAAATGATTGGGAGAAAGCTAACACGGAAGACAAGCTGCGCAGTATTCGCAGCAAGGTAAAAGCCAGTCGTGTTTTCTGGATTGAACCCAACAACGAAAGCAAACCACTCGCTGTTGCTCATGTGCGTAAAATTGCTGCTGAGTATGGAGATGCTATCGTACCCACAACTCGGTGGCAATCAGACAAGATTCATCCATCTTGGGCTGGCTACAAAAACATAGCAGAGAAAACGAAATGAACATTGCATCGCTGTCACAATACGCAAAGCACAAAGACGGTACTTACGTCGCGCTAGAGATGTCGCAAGAGTCTAAGGATATGCTTGACAATTACGTCGAGATGAACCTTGGGCTTAGCGAACGTGTAAACAAAAACACTTATCACATCACGGTCATCTACTCGCGCACTCCAGTTCCGTCAGCGGAGGCTCTGCTTCATATGAATACCAGTATTCCTGTTGAAGCGCAACCAGTTGGCTATGAGATCTTCCCAACGAAGAATGATGGATACTGCTTGGTTCTACGAATCATTTGTCCATACGCTACGCGAATCAACTCTCAACTGACACGAGAGGGTGCAACTAGCGACTACACTGAGTACAAGCCACACATCACTTTGGCGTATGACATCAAAGAGAAAGTGGACGTTAGCACTCTACCAGTTCCGCAGTTTCAGTTGGTGTTTGATGTGTTGAAGGTTGAGCCACTTGATCCACAATATACTCCAGAGAACGCAAAATGACACCTTGGCAGAGACCTTGGGATGAACCCATGTTTGAGACCATCGACTACGCAATCGGTGGTAAGCTAGTATCAGTCTCTGTGCGTGTTTCTGACGAAATCATGGTAAGCCAGTTCTCTGATCAAAACGCAAGAGCGATCATGCGTCAGAAGTTGTGTGAAGATTTAGCTTCTGCCATGCTTGCAAAAAATATGGTCGAGATCAACCAACAAAAGAACATAGACTTTACCACCACGATTGTCGCTAGAGCCTACCTTGCACCGAATGATCAAGTCAAAATCCTGCGCACTCTCAAAAAGTAAACTAAAGTAAACGACAGTAATAACCCTACCATGTGTAGGGTTTTTGTATTTGCTTGTTGTCTTTTATTCTTGCAAGTGGTATAATAGTTACATGATGAATGAAATTGAACTGATTATCGAAGCGCAAGAAGCGCAACTGGCTAAACCGACTCGTGCTTGTGTGAACAGCGAGTCCGCTTTCGTGGCTCAACGTCTGCGTGATGCTGGTCATCACGATCTCGCGAAACGCTACTGGAATTATGTTTGTCGTTGCGGTAAAGACGAGTTCGGTGATGTGGTTCGTGCAAACGAAGAGAAACTGAAAGAGATTGATCGTGGTTTTGTGATGCCCGAGTGGGGTACGAAAGGTACTTGAGATGACACAACGTTTTATAGAGAACGTCAGCAAGCAAGATGTAAATCTCGGCTGGCACATGGACGCTGGTCCTAATGCTATGCTCATTCGCATCCAAGACCCTGCTACATTCTTCGGTAAAATTGCTCGCAAAGAGATGTTCAAAGAAGTCTACGAGTTCGAGTTCCTCGACGCTGAAGACTCCGATGGTTTCCCTGATGAAGCCAAAATCAGCGACGAGCAAGCTGCTGAGTTGGTACGTCTGCTGCAACGTGCGATTGACAACCACATGAACGTAGTCGTGCACTGCCATGCTGGTATCTGCCGTAGTGGTGCTGTCGTTGAAGTTGCAACCATGATGGGGTTTACTCCAACTGATCGTTTCCGCCAGCCTAACCTGCGTGTTAAGCACAAGATGATGAAGGCTCTCGGTTGGACTTACGACTCCGAAGAAAAACCCTCATCCACTGGGGGTTACCTATCTCTGAACGATTGACTTTTATTCGAGTCTGTGGTATAATAACTGTATTGATGTGGAGAATTTGTAATGCGTAAAATGGCTTCTATCCGTAAAATTGATGCGATCAACCCTATCGAGGGTGCAGACGCAATCGAAGTTGCAACTGTTGGTGGCTGGAAGGTCGTCGTCAAGAAAGGCGAATACGCTGTCGGCGACCTTGCCGTCTACTGCGAGATCGATGCTTGGATTCCTACTGAATTGGCTCCATTCCTGAGTAAAGGTAAAGAGCCTCGCGTGTACGAAGGTGTTCGTGGTGAACGTCTGCGTACTGTCAAGCTGCGTGGTCAACTGTCTCAAGGTCTGCTGTTGCCTCTGGAGCCGACTTGTGCTAACATCGTTAGCGAGTTGTTCGAAGGTTTGGACGTTTCTGTTCCGCTGAACATCCAGAAGTGGGAGATGACTGTTCCTGCTCAGCTGGCTGGTCAAGTTCGTGGTAACTTTCCTAGCGAAATTCCTAAGACTGATCAAGAGCGTTGCCAGAATCTGACCAAAGAGATCGCTGGTGCTGTTGAAGCAGGTATGGCTTTCGAGGTCACCGAGAAGCTGGAAGGTTCTAGCATGACCGTGTACCGTATTCGTGGTGAGTTCGGTGTTTGCTCTCGCAATCTTGACCTGAAGCGTGACGAGAACAACGCATTCTGGGCTACTGCTATCGCTGAAGATATTGATGCACAGATGATGGCTGTCGATCCTTACTGGGATTTTGCTATTCAAGGTGAGTTGGTTGGACCTGGAATTCAAGGAAACATCTACAAGCTGAGCAAGCCAGAGTTCTACGTGTTTGACATTTACGATGTCCAAGCTGGTGCATACCTGAAGCCAGAGGCTCGTCGTGAGTTGGTCGAACGTATGGGTCTCAAGCATGTTCCTGTGCTAGCGTACACTCCGCAACTGAAGGATACTCTTGGCATCACTGATGTTGATGGTCTGCTGAAGTTCGCTGAAGGTAAGAGCACTCTCAATCCTGATCAAGAGCGTGAGGGTGTTGTGTTCAAAGAGTGCAACGGTGGCTTCACTTTCAAAGCCATCAGCAACAAGTACCTGCTGGGAGAGAAGTGATGAACGAAGCGTTGCGCGAAATCGCTGTTGAGGCTGGTGCGCCAGAAGATGTATTGGACACTCTGTGGTTCAACGTCTTCTGCCAAAACTTCGCTCACCTAATTCTATTGGCTGCTGAAGAGGAGATGAAATAATGGGTATGTGGAAATGTCCTTCATGTGGTGTTGAATGCCCTGACTTTGATATCGCTCACGTTTGTTCTACTGGTCCATTTGCAGTGCACGTGACCAATACTGATAATCCCATCGACTTTCCTGCTGCGCCTGTTGAGGTGCCAGAGAAACCTAAGATGTGGAAACTTGGTGTGATGATCCACGGCTACCGTCTTCAACAAACATGTGGTGCTTGCCCTGAGCAGTACGATGTGTTTGATGATCTCGGACAGCAAGTGGCTTATTTCCGTCTGCGTCATGGTGGGTTCCGAGTGGATGTACCTGACTGTGGTGGTGAGACAATCTATACTGCGAATCCAGAGGGTGATGGTATCTTCACTCGAGACGAGAGAGTTCGTTATCTAACTGAGGCAGTGCTTGCTGTTCAAGAGTACTACATTAATCGTCGTTGGGACAAAGAGGATCCATGGCTATGATTTTACACACTAAAGGCAATCTGATTGATCTCGCTGAGAATGGCGAGTTCGATGTAATCGTTCACGGATGCAACTGCTTCAATACCATGGGTGGTGGCATTGCACGAGAGATTCGTGAACGCTATCCTGACGCAGCACGAGTTGACTCTCGTACTGTACGTGGCGACATCAACAAGCTGGGTACGTATACGTCTCTGCTTGTTGATATGCCCAGCAATCACTTCTTCACCATCGTCAATGCGTATACTCAGTTCAATATGAGCACTGGCGAAGATGTGTTTGAATACGATGCGTTTGCAGTGATCATCCGTAAACTGGTTTACAATTTCCCACAGAAGCGAATCGGTCTTCCGTACATCGGTATGGGGCTGGCTGGTGGTGACAAAGAACTGATTCTGTCATACATCGAGTGGTTCGCTGAAGAACAAAACAAGACAGGTGGCACTGTCACATTAGTAGAATACAGCAAATGAATAAACTTTACGTATTGGTTGGCGTTCCTGGATCTGGTAAGTCCACTTGGGTTAAGAACCAGAACTGGGCTAGTGATTGTGTTGTTGTTTCCACTGACGACTATGTAGAAGCATATGCAAAAGAGTGTGGTCAAACCTACTCAGAAGTATTTGACGACTACATGCCAACTGCGGTAGAATTGATGTTAGCAAAGGTAGAGTGGGCACGTGATGCAGGTAAGGACATTATCTGGGATCAAACATCAACGTCCATCAAGACACGTGCCAACAAGTTCCGTATGCTACCTGACTACTACAAAATTGGAGTGGTGTTCAAAGTTCCTGAGACAGAAGAACTGCAACGTAGACTTGCAAGTCGTCCAGGAAAAGTTGTTCCATGGAATGTAGTTGAGCGAATGATCGCTGGTTGGCAAGAGCCTACAAAAGAAGAGGGTTTCGATGAAATCTGGTACGCACAATAAGGAGATGTGATGGAAAAGAGAATCGTAAAAGTCATGGTGTTTTACAATGACGGCACATTTGATGAATGTATTGCTGGCGCCATGGTACAACCATCACTGACTTACCCTCCAGGTGTGCGTACTCCGCAAGAGCCTCACAATGTTCCAACTCCATGGGTAGTTCCTCCATGCGCCAAGTGTGGGTCAACCAACAAAATCAACTGTACTATTCCCGACTGTCCTACTGGCTGGGGTAACCCATGGGACAATCGCAACAAAGTCACAGACTAAAGTGTGTAATAACTATCATATGAAAACAATCATCGCAGGTGGAAGAGACATTAACGACTATCAGTTGGTACTCGATGCCGTCAAAGAAAGTCAGTTTGCAATTTCTACAGTGGTATCTGGTGGCGCAAAGGGTGTTGATACTCTTGGTGAACGATATGCTACTGAGATGAACCTGCAGCTGAACGTGTTTGTTCCTGACTGGGATACTCATGGTCGTGCTGCTGGTCCAATTCGTAACCGTAAGATGGCAGAGAATGCCGAAGCGTTGATTGCTATCTGGGATGGTAAGTCACGTGGCACTAAGAATATGATTGAAACTGCACGTAAACTGGGGCTGTACGTATACGTCAAACTCACAGTTGAGTGCTGCAATCAAGAATGTAACCAAGGAAGAACATGTCCGAAAAACGTATAAGCCTAAACGTAGTTGATCTGGAAAGACTCAACAAGTGGATCGTAGAGAATCCAGAGGTACAATACTTTGATATCATCGTCACTGATGAGTCAGGTATTGGCTCTACCATTGAGGTTGAGTACACGCATGTCACTAAAGGATATCCATCTAAGACTCGTGTAGAAATCTCTGGTGTGGAGAACTGGTAATGAAAATTTACATCATTGCTGGTAATCGGGAGCAGTTCCAAGACTACAAGAAACAGAAGTACAATCAAGCACTGATGAACGGTGATTCTGGTTTGGGTATGGAAGTTCAGTCTTATGTCTATGTTTCTGATGTCAGTACCATCCGTGGTGTAGCCAACCCAACAGGTGTATTCTATGGCACGTGGCGTAATCGTAGTGACATTCTAGACATCGTTATGGTTCTACGGTTAGCTCAGCGAAACCAAAATGCCACGTTGGATAAAATATGGCATGAGGTGTTACGTAAATCAACGCCAGAGCAAGTGACCAATGCAGGAATAGCACGTGCTGCGTCTGAGTTAGCCAATGAGATTGATAGGGTAGTTTTGGAGCAAATGCGTGCGAGCCTACCACCACCAACGTTAACACGACGGAGAACTAATCTTTAGCAAAGAACGCTATGCCTATCTAATCGCAAGAGAGTGTATAGCAATTGCTCAGGAATATGACTTTCCAAAACTCAGCGGTCCAGGAACGATTATCGCCAATAGAATCTATGCACACTTCAAGGAAGAAGAGTGAACAATCGTAAGGTGCATTACATAGATGTATCCAAGATGTCCGAGAAAGAATTGTGCTCGCTATTGAATATACCGTATGTACCATGGTATAAAAGCAGTCTGTTCTGGGGATTAGTGCTAGTGTTTACTATGCCTGTAATGCTGGTGCTTATTTAGTCGTTCTCTCTAGGGTAGTTATCGCAAATCGCAATAAATACAAGATTACGTTTATTCCCTCAAATTATGGGTCAATACCGAGAGAAAACCTGCCCGACATGCGGCACCGTACACCGAAAGCGTGGTCCATACTGTTCCCGCAGCTGTGGTAATAGCCGTGACCACACTCAAGAGCGCAAAGAACACCAGCGACAAGTGATGACACAGGTGATGAACGCACCTGAGAAGGCTGAACACCGTGCTCATGCTGCTGATATACTACGTCACAAGCAAAGACAGCTGGTCAACAAGGGCGACGAAGACCTACAAGAGCTAACTTATGATGATTTATTCCTCCAACCAGTGGTAAAACAGCTGCCAGACGGTCAATTTGTACAGGATGGCGACTTATGGACTGACTCAGACTGGTGATTTTACTCTAAAACCGAAGTATACACAACTTTTTTGCCCGATAAGGGCATTTTTTACATCTGCAACATCAAAAATACTTGACTTTTATTTGACGAGACGGTAGAATAACGGTGTTAGGGTTGATGATAAGGAATAAGAGTGTATACTGTACTGTTTCCCAGTGGTAAGACGTTGACTTTCTCTGTTCGAGAGTGTGCAGAGACATGGATTGTTGCTTATAAGGGTGTTTTGATCGGATGTCCAGTAATCCCTACTGTAGAGAAGGGTTATTCGCAAGAAACTTGTTGACTTTAATTGCAAATACCTGTATAATAGCTCTATTGATTGATGATTAAGGTGATTTGAGATGAATGTTTCTGTTTCGTTTGATGCTGGCTCTAAGAAGTTCGTTGGTTCGATTAACGGTCAAGTGGTCGTTCGTTCTGTGGGTAAAGCCTACGTTGAACGTCGTCTGGAAGAGATGGCTGGTGAGAAGATCGACTTCTCTGCAGCTGCTGCTAAGAATGAAGCTAAGAAAGAAAAGTTCGGTATCAATGCTCGCTTTGGTTTCGTAGAGAAGCTGGTGTCGATGGTTGCTGATTCGGTTCAACCTTCTGCTGTTATCACTGGTGAAGGTGGTCTCGGTAAGACCTACACTGTCACTAAGACTCTTGCTGATAAGGGTTACACTGATGTGTCCGATCTGGCTGGCTTTCAAGCTGGTGCCATTCTGAACATGCGTAAGTGCTTCACGATGGTTAAGGGTTTCTCTACTGCTAAGGGTCTCTATCGTACTCTGTTCGAGAATCAAAAGAGCGTTATCGTGTTCGATGACTGTGATGCTGTTCTTCGTGACCCTGTTGCTCTGAATTTGCTTAAGGGTGCACTGGACTCTTACGGTAAACGTGTTATCTCCTGGAATGCTGATATGCGTGATGAAGACCTGCCTCGTTCGTTCGAGTTCCAAGGTCGTGTTATCTTCATCTCTAACATGACTCAAGACAAGATCGACCAAGCTATCCGTAGTCGTTCTATGATGATCGACCTGACCATGACTCTGGATCAGAAGATCGATCGTATGGAATACATCGCTGGCTCTGCTGAGTTCCTGCCTGAGTACGATGCTAAGATCAAGACCGATGCTCTGGGTCTTATCCGTGAGATCAAGGACGACTGTAAAGAGATCTCTCTGCGTACTCTGATTGCTGTTGCTAAGATTCGTGGTGCTGGTGGTGATTGGAAGTCACTCGCCACTTACATTCTTACGGCGTAATGCTGCTTGACGGAGTTTCTCAATGGTTTCTGGACTGTGCTTACGACGAGATGCAGCTGCCTTTATCTTGGCACGTGTCTCATCGGACACTACCTTACCACGATGGGCATCACCTATCTTGGCTCTGTGTTCTGGACTCTTAGTAGTAGGGGCACTGGCTGCGATGTTGGCTCTATGGTCGTCTGTTAGTGTAGTACCTGTTCTCGCCTTGGCATTATTGGCTCTGTGTTCTTCACTATGCTTCTTGCCAGTAAGTGCTTCGGATATCTTGGCTCTGGTCTCTTCTGTATGGTGTTTACCTGCGAATGTCCATCCAGGGAGTTGTGTCTCTGTTGGTTCTAACTGAGCCCATGCTGTTTTGTCTATTGGAAAGGATTTGAGAGTGTCGAATACGTCTTCCATGAAATTCTCCTATGATGTACTATCTAGGAAAATCAACTTTGCTACCTACATTCTGACTGCCTAAGGATAAGATTATGTTCAATGTGATTCTGTTTGGTCTACTTGGTGTTGCACTCTCTGCTGCTGGTGTAGGTGTGCTCACTAAGCCATGGGAGTTCTGTGTGATTCTCGCCATTGTTATGGGTATTAGCATAACTGCTCGTATGGATGTATGATGAAAGGTGCCACTGCCTATGAGTTCGACATCGGCGACTACACTCTACGAATCTGTCACCTAAGTGGCGACTACTGGAAGTGGAAGCCTTGGCGAAGAATACGAGTTGTGCATCATGGATAAGTGGTGGAACAGTGATGGCTTATGGTGGTTCGCCATTGCTTGTTGGATCGTGCTTATAGTGGGTTTAATCGTGGACATGCGCTGAAGGATTAGGCTAACTGTATCAATTTCATAACTCGGGACTCCTACCGCTAATAGGAATATCGGGTTTAACCCCACCCATCTTTTTTTAACTTCAAGGGACTCCTACTATGAAAATCTTTGTAATTCTACTCTCGGGACTCCTCCTTGTAGCCTGTAAAGAACCACCACAGACTACAGAGCGTGTTGGTAACTTTAAGGTGGAGACTCTCTTCACGCACGATGGGTGTACCGTCTATCGTTTCTACGATGATCGAACCGTGTATTTCACTAAGTGTGGAGATAAGAAGGATAATACCTTCTACAATGAATCCTGTGGTAAAAACTGTACACGTTCTATAATGAACTAGGCAAAACTTACAACGATTGATTTTCAAGGGACTCCTACCATGGTAGATAGA